CGCATCAGAGCTTCTAGTGTAGCGATTAACAAGAGAAATCGCCACACTGCGAGTGGAATCCGAGTCAGGTATCTTGGATCCACGCGCGAGCGGTGAGAAAGGGTTGGAGAGAGAGCGAATTTGCATCTCATCGCCGATATTATTGGCAAACGATAGTGTCCCCTTGTTAGAACGAGACGGTTTGCCAGTAGTATACTGGATCTTCTTCGTGTTCCTCTTAGCTTTAGGCATGATTGGAATTAGAGATTGAAATAGTAAGAGTGTATTTGCAGAGGGAGAATGGTAGTAATTTAACTAGTGTAATAGTGTAGGTGTATGATTGTTAAAATTGATCACAAGCACGGCAGGGTGGTTTATTTCATAAGGGCAGTTAGAGATTTCGATTTCAAGTGCCACTTGTTCATCGGGTGTGATGCCGTACGCTTCATAGAAAGAGATGCGGGTAGAGTCGGTGGGCTTCTGATACGTGGTACTCATACCGACAGACAACCATTGCATACCTGTTGTAAAGATATTGCTTGGTTTCTGCCCTGATATCATCGTCCTGTATAGCTCACAGAAGATAGGCATATCTCCTGCAAGCGCCAACCCGCACCATCCAACGGCATTCCTCAATTCCTTGAGTTCTTCCGTCGAATTAACGTTCTTCAACGTGACACAGTCCTTGTCTAGACATACAAAGGGGTCGCGGACCATACGGTACGTGCCTTCAGAGGATAGTACGGGTCTTGACTGGCAAAACTCGATTTCCTCAAAGACATTCGCGACACCCTCGAGCTTCATAGTGAAACCCATGTCTAGAAAATAACTCTGGTAAGTGTCAAGTGCTAGTTGAAGATGTTCTCTTTCGAAGATTAGTACACCATCGTCACCGTCATTTGAGTACTCGAAATCAATAACGTTGATGAAATGCATGAAAGAATAGGTCATTGCGCACATTAGAAGGCAGTTTGCCATGGCAGTGTCCATGTCACCAGACATACGGATACCGTTCAATGTGTAGTAATAACCTCCGTCATTGGTCCTGATAAAACAGCGGTTTTTACTCCGCATCTTGTTCAGGCGCCTCAGCTCCTCCCGATCAATCGCAATCTTCTCCTCAACTTTGTGTTCCCAAGCAATAGCATCCCTAGAGATGTGCTGGTCAAAGCGGGCTGCGTCGAGAAGCAGACCAACTGGGTTCGTGAATCGACTCCACTTGTCGTGGAGTAACGTACCTCGTTCGTCTGCATTGAGTCCTTTCATGACAGTCGTGCTACCAAATACCGCGCCAATACCGCGGAAAATTGGTTTCTCCATTGGTTTTAAGTGTTTCCCTATCGCAACGTTGAACCTAGCAGAACGTGGTTGAATAATCCTTGGACAAGGATCCTCTTTCCGGGTGAGATTCGTCTTCTCATCCTTGATAAAAGCATTTATTATAG